CTTCCTTTGATTTTAACACAACTTTCATTTTGTGTACATTTTTAGCTATGGTGTTTTAACCGATGAATTATTCTTCCCTAGCATATGCATTCTGTTTATTCTGCAACCAACATAAGCATTATAATAAAGATTTGGGTATAGTAAAACATCATTATCCATTTGTACTTTAAGTTCATAGTATGAGCATTCAGAAAGAGAAGAACAAAATCTTAAAATTTCTCTGTAAAAATTTTCTTTGCCAAGTTTTTCTACATCAGCCTTAAGTTCTTCAGACGAACCGTAGTAATCTCTCCAATCCGAATCTACCTGTGTTCTAATTTTCTTTTTTTTCTTAAGACCAGTTGACTTAATCTTTACTGTTTTGATTGATACTTTCTTGAACGTTGATTTCTTTTTGCCGAAGTATTTGCGACCATCTAGTAAATTTGTAATACAATAAGTAAAACCGACAAACGAAGGATCAATTTCGTCTATCGGTTCATTGTTATGAAACCAAGTCATACGTCTACCATAAGAGTTTATCCTGATTTATTTAATAATTGTTTTAATTCAGTATAACTTCCGACAAAATTCGAATTTTTAAAGATTACTGGTGCTGCTTTTATATTTGGGTCCAGCAATTTTAATTCAGATACTGTAATATATTTAGATGTATCGTCTTTTTTCTGGCCCACATCAATTATAATTTCTTCATATTTTATATTATTATCCTTTAACAACTTTTTGGAATAATTACAATTTGGACAATTAGGTTTTGAATATACTGTAAACATAAATTAAAAATCTACTTCGAAGCTTGTTTTGATATCATCTCTGTGTACTACGTTGACTTTATATGCGTTATTGTCTTGCTCTTGGGGCGCAGCCTGAGAATTACCAATATTGATCCAATCTTCAACGTGTGGCATTGGATTCTTTGCTGGAAATTTAAAATTCGTTTCAACATCCAAAAACTTATATACCTCACGTGCGTTGAAAAGTACCCAATTTTTAATTGTCTGTGAATTTGTACCTACCAATTCTCTACCTTCGGAAAAAAGATAATCAGACCAAGCCATTTCTGAATTAATTACCTCATCACATAATGCTTTAATTTTATCCTTCTGCCGTTTATACGAGTCTAGTCCGCGTGCCGTGGCCAACTCAATTTTAATAACTTCCTTGTCTAATTCAGCGTGTACTTCCAATTCATCTTGAGCAATTTTTTGTACCGCTTTACCAATAGGCTGAAATAAATTAGTTGAGCATATAGTAAATGTAATGGCAAAAGAAGCCATAAATTGAATACGTTCTAGAAGATATAAAGCAACAACCCCAAGAAGTAATTTATCATATGCTTCATCTGCAGTGATTTGATTTAAAGCATATTTATGTGAAGCAACTGACAGTTCAGAAAACACCTCATTGACCGAATGCATTCGAACAATTGATTCTTTTACAGAAAGAATATCAGATAGTACTTTTTCTGGGTTGTCAAATGAAATTCTAACAATTTCTGAATATGTTGCGGAATGTATAATTTCATTGTCGCTGATTCTTTGCCAGGCCGCCCACAATGAACTATCAGTAATAAATGGTGCCAGGACTGGCGCGATTGATCTTGAAGCAACCGAATCTGCTTCCCATTGCCATGCCAGGGTTCTGATCATCATATCATAAACAGATTTTGGACAATTTTTAAAATCGGTATTACATTGAGTGTAATCAAATTCGTCTTCGGACCAATCCAAAGATTTCATAGTTTTATAAAGTGACCATATTTTTGGATATGTTTTATTAACTGTATCAAACAAACCAGGTAAATCTCCGAAAAATAATGGATGTTGTTTTTCCATATATTGAGAAGATTTTTTATTTTCATTAAAAACTAAATTCATTTAAGCTCCTTAAAGTGCGCAAGATTCACAGTATTCTTGTTCAGTAGTATCCGAACTAACTGCCACATCATCTGTTATTAACGAAATTCCCTGAGAAGTGGAAGAATTAATATAATATCTAGTTTTCATACCATATTTGACTATATCCAGATAATCTCTAATCATATCAGAAGAAGAAACTTTCTGATCTCCATGAATTTTTACAAATAAATCTGAGGAAATTGCCTGATCTGTCCATTTCTGCATAATTGCATAGACTTTAATCATATCTGTTGTTGATATGTCCCACGCAGATTGATATTTTGTTTTCAATTTAGTACCATCTGGCGCAGCCCAATGATTTACTCCTGTATCATTAGTTTTCATAATATACAATTCTCTGATAGGATAAGGTCCATTGGAAGTACCAGAAGAAATTGCTGAGCTCTCAGAAGGCATGTGGGCAACCAGTACAGAATTTCTAATGCCGCCATTTTCTATAATCTCTTTTCTTACTGCATCCCAATCTCGTTTATTTTCTACTGTAATCCATTCATCTACTTTTTTCTCATATGTGTCTAAAGGCAACCAGCCATTAGGCCATTCGGTTTTGTCCATCCAAGGTGCGTTTCCTAATTCTTTACCCAATTTTAACGAAGCGTTAATCAAATGAAACATGTGTGTTTCGGAAAGGGTATGAATAAAATCTCTGCCTTCTTGTGTATTATATTTTTGATTTTCCTTGGCCATTAGATGTGCTAAACCAATAATACCCACACCTGCGGACATTCTGGATTTAGCCGTATATTCTAAATTGGGAAATGTATAATCGGATTTATGAATGCACACATCAATCATTTTTAATGCATAATAAGCCACTTCAGAATACTGTTTATCAGATTCTATATTACTTACCACAATACCTGCAAGTGAACACAAACCGATCTCGGGAGAATAATCCAATTCTTTTTTATATAGATCTGCAACAGATTTATATGGGCTAACCGGTAAAGCTATCTCGGAACACAAATTACTGAGATAGATTTTATCTTTAAAAGGTGTATGTTTGTTCATTGCGTCCGTTAAGTGCAAATAATGAACACCAGTTTCATATGACTGAGTTAATGCACCAAGAGAAATTTCGCGAGCATTTAATTTATTTTTTGCTGTTTTTTCGTACTCGGCATACATTTTCTCAAATTTAGTTTGATCTTTTTCGTATTGAGCTTCAAACATTTCTTCATTACCATAATAACTAAAAGGTGCATAATCTTCATTCTTTGCAACTTTTCTGGCAAATAATTTGTTAGAACCAAACGAATAATGACAACCTGACACTTTTTTGTTTGCAGGAGTCATTGGATGCCGCAATTTCTGTAAAACTTCCACTTCGGGGTCATATGCAGAATAATAAACAGTTGAAGCTCCACCACGGCCATTCTGTAAATTGGCTCCAATAGCTCCAACCATGGAACGGTAATACGGAAGTTTACCTTGGTGTTGTATAACACCCCCTCTGACCGGGTCACCAAGTGATCGCGTTTTAATATGGGTACCGATACCTGCTGATGCAACAGTCATCATATATGCAATATGATCACCCGCGGCTAAAGAAGAAGCTGTATCAGCGGTAGTATAAAGACAACAGCTGGCGTAACCATTTAGTTTTGTACCAAGATTTACGAAATTTGGTGTCGGTGCGTTTATACGGTTTTGACTCAGATGTTCATACCATTTTGCAACATGCAACATTTTATCAGACTTTTCATTTTCTCCTAAAGCCATTGCCATTCGCATATATACAAATTGCGCAGTTTCATATTCTTGCTTGGTGACCTTATTTCTAATTGCGTATTTATATCTAATTTGATTAAGCTGATAGTGTGGATACTTTAAATTTAATTTATGATCAATAATGAGTTGTGCAAGTTTGTATTCTTCATCTGTGTAATTAAGCTTTACCATCAGTCCAACTTCATAAAGCTTATTATGTAATTCTTGCACTGTTGGAATTCCATCGGGATAAATAATACGATCTATCATAGGTGCATATAATCTGCCAGCAGCTTTATTATATTCCCATGTTTTATATGATAAACAGGCATCAATCAAAGCTTGTTGTAATTGTAAGCTTGTGCAATTTTTAGGGCATTTATTTACCGCATCAATCACAACAGAAGCCCAATTAAAATGAGCTTTGGGAATAGTAGCAAAAGCCCATTCTGCCCATCTATTTACTTTCTTTGGCTGAAATTGTTCTTTTGTTCCATTGCTTTTGATAATAGTTTCAATCATTTTGTTATATTTTCTTCCATGTATTAAATTGAATTTTAGCCATTAAACCCTTATATGTATTACTCTTGATCAGAGCTACTGGGTCTATATTATGTTTAATCATCTCATTGATGTCTTTATATCGTTCAACGACTTTTGGCCAGATTACTGTCTTTAATCCCGACTCGATAGCCTTTTCATATTCCTTCACAACCGCCTTATTACGGGGTTCATTATCTAATACTACAGTAAGTAAATCTGCAGGAAGTTTTGTTCCCTTAATAAACCAATTAGCAGTAGTTGATAAAGATGCATTAACCGAAGCCATAGAATTTGGG